ATTTGTGGATGATCCTATGGAACAACATGTTGTAGTTACAACTCTGAGCCTACCTCCACAGAGTCTTTACACTAAAGACAAACAGAACATTGTTGTGAAGGGGTTGATCAAATACAAAATAGCTGACATTCAGACATTTGTACTGGAAGTGTACGATGCTGAGGATGCTATATCAGATATGACACAATCTATTATCAAGAACATCATCATGGACAAAACCTTAGATGAGTGTATAGACACTGAGATTGACAACACCCTTACGAAGAAAGCTAGGGTGGAGGCAAGGAAGTGGGGTGTTGAGATTCAACAAGTTACGCTCACTGACATAGCTCCAATCCGTTCATACAGGATAATAAATGACACGGTGATAAACAAACTTGATTAGAGCAAATTAGATTAATGCTATATTATATACGAAAATGGTGTATATAGATGCATAACTCTTTGCTATTCAACAATCTCTGACTATTTTTACACACGTATAAACCAATTTAAACAAACTACATATGGCTGANAACCTAGATACCCCGTCATTCGGTAACTTTAGTATTGAAAATACTATGGAGATGGGACCTGGAAGTACAGAACTTCTCAATGATCTTATGTCTCCTGAGACATCAACAGGCAATCCTGATGATATTCAGAAGATCGTAAAAACTGCTGAACCACCTACTCCAGATCCAAAACCCGATGTTCCNAAAGGAAAAGAAGTTGTTCCTAAAGCAGATGGTGAAGAANTAACTGGTCAAGATTTGATTTCAAGCTTCTTTGGTGATAACACTGAAGAAGAAGAAGAATCAGAAGAGGTTGATCCTCAACCAGTTAAGAAGAAAGCTCCAACAACTGAAGCTAAACCTGCTGAAGAAGAAAACAATAACGAAGAAGAAGAGGGAGAAGAGCAAGTGAGTCAATTCACAGCTTTATCTCGTGACCTTTTCAAACTTGGTGTTTTTTCAAAGGATGAAGATGAAGATGATGTAAGCATATCCACCCCTGAAGAGTTTCTGGAAAGATTCCAGAATGAAAAGAAAAAGGGAGCAGTTGAGATGGTGCAAAACTTCATTAGTCAGTTTGGCGAGGATTATCAACAAGCGTTCGAGGCTGTATTTGTAAAAGGAGTTAGTCCAAAGGAATACTTTGGTACATATAATAACGTTGTCAGCTTCTCTGAAATGGATCTTTCACAAGAGAACAATCAAGTGAGAGTGATCAAACAGGCTTTAGCTGACCAGGGTTTTGAAACCGAAGATATTGATACTGAGGTGGAAAGACTGAAAAACTATGGTGATTTAGAGAGCGTAGCTACAAAACACCACAAAGTGCTTGTTAAGAAGGAAGCCCAGAAACTTGCCCAAATGGAGCAAAAGGCTGAACAAGAGCTCCAACAAAAACAAGCAATAAAAAACCAATACATCCAGAATGTTCAGGGCGTCCTTCAAGACAAACTGAAATCTAAGGAGTTTGATGGAATACCCATCAATCCCAAGTTGGCAAACGAACTACAAGACTTCCTGCTAGTAGATAAATACAAGACAGCAAGCGGTGAGACTCTCACTGATTTCGACAAAACCATCTTGGAATTGAAGAGACCTGAGAACCATGCAACAAAGGTGAAAGTTGCACTCCTGCTTAAAATCCTAGAAAAAGATCCTACACTATCTACTATCCAAAGAACAGGCGTTTCAAAGAAATCAAACGAACTGTTTGGGGAAGTAGCTAGACAAGTGACTAAAACTAAGACAGGTAGCAGTAGTCAACCAGCCAAACAAAATTCATGGTTCATTTAAATTTTAATAAATAAAAGGATAACAAAATGGCAATTCAAACAATCCCAGGTCTAACTGGCTTCACGTATGCTCGTGTCGCATCTATGGACAAGCGTGCTGTGGGTAAGCTAACTGACGCTAACCACCTGGAGAGCTTTCACTCAACTGAGCCTGCTGATTACGACAAGAAGATCATCAGCCTCTATACACAGAGCTCTCTGTACAGCAATGACTTTCTTGACATGATCAACAAAAGCACGCCTTATTACATTGATAATAATAGCGATGCTTGGAAATGGCAAGTAGCTGTTCCCTACAAATTCCCTAAGATTATCGACATCCCTGCTGCTACAGCTGAGCTGAGCAAGCCTGGTATCGATGGTCAAGAGTTCCAATTGGTAATTGACACAAATGAGTTCTCTAAGAACGCAATCATTTCTGTTGGTACTCGTCAATATGGTCCTCGTTTTTACGTTATTAAGGATCCAGTTCCTTGGAACATGGGCTTCCTTTATAGCTTCACTTTGGTTACAGACAATCCAACTGTAGACTTCGTTAGCCCAACCTTCTTGCAAGTGGGTATCGAACTTGAATTGGTTGATGCTGCAATTGGTGAATTCGATCAAGATCTTTTGGGTCTTCCTCGTTTGGGTGAGCAAATCACTATGTTTGAATCTTTGGGTTCTGCATATGGTTTCGAGCACAAAATCACTGAGTGGGCTGATGACAAAATGATGCGTGACTCTGCAGGTCGTCCTTTGGACATCCTTGTATATGCACCTCAGCGTCGTAACCAACTTCCTTTGACTCGTAACGATGTTAAATGGGAACCATTTATTGAGTTCTGGATGCGTAAGTCTATGCTTGAATTGAAAGTTAAGCGTATGATTTGGTCTCGTCCTGGTACTGTTAANACTAACGGTAGCAAGCAAGAACTTAAGCGTACCTCTGCTGGTGTTTACCACAGGATGCGTAACAATGGTAACCTTGTTCAATACAACCGTGGAGAATTCACTGCAAACTTGATTCGTTCTGTGTTTGGTGACTTGTTCTATCGTCGTGTGGATGTTAAGGACCGTCGTGTTAAAATGTACACTAACGAAGCTGGATTTGACGTATTCCAACAAGCTTTGAAGACAGACGCTTTGAACAGTGGTCTTACCTTCATGGCTGATTCTGGAAATCGTTACATGCAAGGCGAAGGTCAGCACATCACTTATAACTTTGCATTCGATGCAATGGTTACTCGTGAGACTGGTCGTGTTGAGTTGATTCACTTGAAAGAGTTGGATCTTCCACAATCTAACCTTGAATTCGGTCAGAACAAGAAGTCAACTCCTGTATTCATGGTGTTCGACGTATCTCCTATGTCTGATGGTTCATTGGTTAACAACATCCGTGAAGTACGTATGAAGGGTGCACCTTCTATGACTTGGGGTTATATTGACGGAACTCGTCATCACTTGGGCTTTGCTAAGTCTCAAGGAATGAGCTCTGCAAACAAATTCCCAGGATACGAAATCTGGATGAAAGACCGTTGTGATGTATTCATTGAAGACCTGTCTCGTACAGTGTTGATTGAAGAGATCCCACAATTCTAAGGATCCACTCTAGGAATAGTATTCCTAGACCCTATATCGAGAAGAGATTGCCCCCCACATCCCCGTGGGGGAGCTCTTCTCACTTACAGAGTGATTGGACTGGGGTGTCTCCCAATCGCTATCCCTTCGATGGGAATCACTCTGCGAAATAAACCAAATAAAACAAACTACATATGGGTAAGTTAGGTAAAATCTCAACTATTAAGAAGGAGTATAACAACTCACAACTTCAAACAATGCAAGGCGGTCTTTCACTAAAAGGCCTAACACGTATTCCTGGTACAGGGGTATTTAAGTATCCTTACAAGGAATTGGATGGACAATACAGAACAGGACTTGATCCTAATGCTGCTTACATCCGCAGAATCCAAGATCCTCTTGAAAGAGAACTTGAGACTGAGCGTGTTACAAATCTTAGAGACAAATTACAATCTGCGTTGGGAGATGTTGACTTAGGTCCTCGTTCTAGTTTCTGGAACTATGGATTATCTACATCAACAAGTGATACACTGCATGTTCAGCCTGTAAAACTTCTAGATAGTGATAACTTCTTTGATCTTAATATTCCTTTTCAGGAATTAGCGTTTTCATGGCTTCGTGTTCATCCTACAATTGCAAGCTCTTATCAAGCTTGGGAGCGTGGTGAATATCCTGCTGAAACTCAGTTCTATGTAGCTGATGATGAAATCGAGAATGCTGTTCTCTTCAAGAAGAAGCAAATGATTAACAAAGCTATTGTTAAGTTTGACAGCATGACTCCTGAAAGAAAAAGAAAAGTGGCACGTTTGTTGGGACTACCTGTAACTGATGATACTAAAGAGGAAGCGGTTTACAACCTAGTAGACAATGTCCTCAAACAAACCGAGTTTAAAAACGGTAAGTATCAAGGTTTAAATCCTGTTGAAGTGTTCACACGCTTTGCAGACATGAAGGATAACTTACTCCATATCAAAGACTTAGTGAAACAATCTCTTCTTCACTCAATATATAGATCTAAACCTAATGGTAAGATTTATGAAGGTGAGTTTGAAATAGCTAAGGACGAAGATGATTTAATTAAATTGCTTGTTGACGATGATAATCAAGACTTGCTCTTGACTCTCGAAGCTAAGCTAAAAACTAAGAAATTGGCTGCAGTATGATACCAGTAGATAGTTTATTATATAAGATAGACCAAAAACTAAATAAACTATCAACTAATATACACCAGCAAATTAACTTGGAAGATAAAATTCTGGCTCTCAATGAGGCCCAGATTAAGCTGATAAAACAAAAGGTTGATGGTTTTAGTGTGGTAAGCGGAATGGGACTCGATGCTTTTAAGAAGCGTTATGAGGACCTCCAAAGCTTGGTCGTAACATATAACCATCAACCTCTTGATCTTACCCTCAAGAACGAAGAACTAAATCAATGGTTTGCTAATCTGCACGCACTTGTTCCTAAGTACATGTTCTACATTGATTCATATGTACTAGCTGACAAAGGGGTGTGTAAGGATAGAAAGATCTGGATTAACAGAGACTTAGCTAAACATGGTGACCTTCAGTTCATTCTGAACAACACACATTACAAGCCCTCTTTTGAATACCAAGAGACTTTCAACTTCCTCTCGACAGATGAAATATCAATCTTTACAGATGGTACATTCACTCCGAGTAAGATATATATGTCCTACATGCGCTATCCTTTATACATTAATAAAGAAGGATACATCATGTTAGATGGTGAACCATCATTTGACCAAGACTGCGAACTTGAACTCTATCTAGAGGATGAGTTGTTAGACTTGACAGTACAGAACCTAGCAATGTACACAGAGAACGCTGCTGCTGTTCAAAGTGCACAGTTCAGGATACAGACAAACGAATAAATTCTTAATCACCTAAAATAAAAACAAAATGGCTGATTTTTCATTAACTACGCTCTTCGTAGTACCAGTAGGGCAAACTGCGCTCCCTAGTTCTGGATCTACGCAAAATTTGAGCGCTGGCCAAGTGGGCATTTTCAAAAATGACTACACTCTGGCTACAGCTGCAAACATCGCAGCTGCTCCCTATTTTTATATTGCGCAGGGCCGTACTAACACTTATCTGCAAGGCTCTAAGCGTTCTGATAAGATTAAAGGCTGTCCTTCAGGATCTGGTTGTAGCAGCAATGTAACTGAGTGGTACAAAGTGGACGGTTGTCCTACTCCTCTCACTCAAATTACAGATGTTGTTAACTGGAATGCACAGTGTGGTGATATTATCACTGTAACACTTCGTGCTCATTCTAGCTACCTTGACACCCTGTATTTCAACGGTTTTACTCGTTCAGTAACTGTAAACGCACCTTGTTGTGATTGCGGTGGTGATCCTTGTACTAACGTTGATGTACCTGCTTTGATCGATGATGTGATTTATCACTTCAATCTTCAAGCTCCTGGTAACAACCCTGACAACATCACTTTCTCTGACTTCTATCAGTTCCAGAGAATTGGTAACGACCAAAACGCTTTCTTGCGTATCACTGGTAAGCCTCTTACCAAATATGGTCAGCCTTGTGATGTAGCAGCGTTTCCTTTCGAGTATGACAGGATGTGGTTCCGTACATTCGTGTTCAGCGGACCTGCAACCACAGCTGACTTCATTGTAGCTGATCCTTGTAACACTGTTGCTGATCCAGTGATTGTACAGCGTTCTTCTTACGCTTCTGGTACATCTGCTGAGATTGCACAATTGGAGAAAAACTTCTACAGCTACCAAGCTGGTTACCTGAAGCATCTCTACAGGATGAATGGTTACAATGAGAACTTTGAGAGCTGGGTGAGTGATGGTACTACATATACCACTTACTACATCAAGTTCAATGAGTACAACAAGTCTGAATATCAGTGGGGCGACTATATCTATGAAGACAGCACAGTAATTCTTGCTGTTCAAAAGGATAGCGCTATGGAAACCGCTCTTGAAGCAGTACTTGTGGCAGGTCTTGGTGCAGTTGTTTCTCAGAATGGTGTGTGTGTAACTACCACTTCTACTACAACCACTGTATGGCCTTCTACTACTACCACATCAACCTTGATTCCGTAATAGTAGGCAAGTAACATAGATTATATAACCTAAGCCAGAGGTGAGAGGATACTACTCAATCCTCTGGCTTATTTATTTAAAGCAACATGGCAGATTTAAAACTAGACATATTAGTAATTCCAACATACAATGTGCAAACACTTGGGGTTGCTGATGCTTCCGTTTATCCAACTAATCCTCCTGTTGTTTCTGGAGCTACAATTGAAATTACGGTTCCTGGATTTGGAACATTTATAAAACCATTCAGCGTTAACGACTTTAACATATTCACAACATCAAACTTAGGAATAAGCCCCGTAGGTGTAGATCAACCTCTGCCTGATGGGGTTTATCGTTTAAGATATTCTGTAGCTCCTGCATACATAAACTTCGTAGAGAAGTCTATCATGCGTGTTGAGCAGCTACAAGAGAAGTTTGATGGAGCATTTATGAAGCTTGATATGATGGAGTGTGATAGAGCTATCAAAACACAAGCATTTGTGGATCTCAACTCTATTAACTTCTTTATGCAAGGAGCTATTGCTGCCGCAAACAACTGTGCTGATCTTGAAGCAACCAAACTTTATAATCAAGCAGATATGATGCTGAATAACTTTATAAAAAACAATTGTGGTTGCTCTGGAACCAACTACATAATAAACTTCTACTAATATGGCTATGTGTAAAAACTGTGGAGCTAAGGTTGGATGTGGATGTCAATTGATTAACGGTCTTTGTGCAGCATGTAATGGTGCTATAAAACAAGGAAGAAAACTTATAGGAAATGTTATCACCCAGGCTTACAAGTTGTCCAGAATGCGCTAGTATTCCAGCATTGATTGCTGATATAGATTGTAAACTAGCTTCTCTTGCAAACAACTTATACAACAACGTTGTGTTTATGTTGAACCAGCCTGTACCTGGAGGGGCAATGCTGGCTCTTATAAACTACAGAAGAATACTTACATATAAGTATTGTAACCCCGATTATGCTGCTCCATTCACGGTGAACATGATTGCGAGTAGAGTAAAACTTTTAAAATATAAATAAATGTCCAACATTTGTTCAAATTGCTATAACGGTTGTGTAGAAACAACATCTGATCAATGTGTAAGATATACGGGTGTAGATGTTCCTATTTTGGGAATCAAGACAGGAGACTCTCTTTCGTATGTTGAGCAAGCATTGATCACCTTTCTCACATCCACTCTCGATGGAAGTGGAATAATCCTACCCATCAACCCTCAAATTATTTGCGAGATTGTAAGTAAGAATCTTGTATCATGTGAAGACCTTAGCCTTCCAAATGTTGTTAGTGCAATCATCAGAGCTGTATGTGAACTCGATACACGTGTCACTGCTATTGAGGATGACCTTGCTGCTTTGGAAGCATCTTACAGTATAGGATGTCTCACAGGTGTAACTGGTTCCTCTGGAACACATGCAATCCTGCAAGCTGTAATTACAAAGCTTTGTGGCTTAGAGGTTGAGCTTGATGCTCTTGCTCTTGATGTAGATACAAACTATGTTAAGCTTTCTGAAATCAACTCTATCATTGCTGCCTATTCAGCTAGTGTAGGAACTAGCACTAAGTTCTATAACCGCATGGTTCCTTATGCTGTTGTAGAATACTATGGTTCTTTGACAGGTAAGTTTGATGCTTCAGGTGCTGGACTTGGTGATTGGGAAAAAATATACCTCTGTAATGGTAACAATGGCACTCCTGATAAAAGAGGACGTGTACCAGTTGGTGCTACAACAGGTATGGGTGGAGGACCTTTCAACCCTGCAGTGGATCCTGGTATAGCTGGTAATCCTAGCTATGCTCTGTTGGGAACTGCTGGTTCTAACAATGTAACTCTTTCACCTACAGAGATTCCTGCTCACTCTCACCTAGCTACAGCCACTGTAACTGATCCTGGACACTTGCATACAATTGCATATGCTCATGGAGAAGCTGATCAGAATGAGCCTGGTACGTATGGTGACCTTATGGATATGAATGGCGTAAAAAGTTCGTCTACCAGTACTAACACAGCGTTCACAGGAGTTTCTGTGGCAGTCAGTGTTGGTTCTACAGGAGGCGGATTAGCCCATGCTAACTACCAGCCTGGTCTGGGATGCTACTACATTATGTATATTCCTTAATAGTTAAACTCTTTATATAAAATGATATACCTTCCACAAAATCCATGCTGTACAACGATTCCAGTTGTAACCTGCGGATGTGATCCTTGTAGTACGCCCCTTACGCCAACTAACAATGTTGCATACAGCGGACCTAATTTATCTTGTACATTGATCGCAACGTATGACACAGCAACTGTGGCTTTCCAAAAGATTGACACTCAGATCTGTAGTCTTAAACAGCAGATCTATAATCTTCAGGTGGCTTTAGGTAATTGCTGTCCAACAACAACAACAACATCAACTTCTACAAGCTCTACAACTACAACCACTACAACAATAGCTTGTCCTTCTTGTACGTTTTATTCTGTGACCAATTCAACTGTGTCACCTGTTAATATCTCCTACTATCAGTGCGGTGGTGTTCTTGTAAACACTTCTGTAGCAGGTCCTAGCGTTATCTACGTATGTGCTTGTACAGGAACATTAGTGGTGCCTCCTATACCAGGTGTGTCATCAGCTAATCTTGGAGCATGTCCTACAACCACCACTACTACAACAGTAGGGTAAACTAATAAAAAAACTCTGTTTGTTGGTTTTCAGAGTTTCTCCCTGGGGTTTCTACCCTGGGGAGTTTTTTTATTTATAACTAAGTTGGTTAGAATGGATAACCAGAAAGGTTAAAATAATTTGGAAAATATCAAAAAACCTTCGTATCTTTAGGGCAATTTTAATTCAAAAAAGTTGTAAATGCCTGAAAATCAATCTCTTCTGCAACAACTGGAGCAAATGCTTCATTGGAAAAAGAGCAAAAAGTTCTATGCAGACAAACTCAACATTACAGAAAGTGAGGTGGATGATTTGATCAAGGAGCTTCGAGGGTCACAAGAAGCACAGGAAGATGCGGAAGTTGCAAACTACATTGGAGAACTTGAAGATCAAGTGATAAGGTTTTTTGAAGACGTTCAGAAAGGAACAGGTGAGGTGGTCTTCAATAGCGAAGAGGAAATCAAAACTCTAGATGAGTTAATTGANAAGTGTAAAATTGANACAGAGAAGTGGGAAATAACTAAATACGTACAGAACTACTGGGGTAATAGCNACAAACCTTACTACCAAGTNAAAGCCTGGTTGGGTAAGAAGAAAAATGAGCAAGTGTTTCAAGATAGCTTCATCTCTTTTCTAAAGGGCTATCAACCAACATCTCCAGATATAGTAGCTCCTAAGTATGAAAGAGGTAAGAAAGATGCTTGCCTAATCATCAACAAACAGGATTCCCATTTAAATAAGCTAGACATAGGAGGAGAGAATGATATAGATCAACGCTTTGGTGATTTCATCCAGAGGGTGGAAATAATCCTAAATCAAGCTTCTGTATCTAACAATCTCACAGACATCAAGTACATCATTGGTTCTGATGAGTTCAACAGTGAGTTCACCAACACAACTACAAAGGGTACACCACAACAAAACATTCTTTCATACCACGATTCTTTTCATGCAATATGTGATCATGAGGTGAGTGTGATAAACCTGCTCCTTCAGAAAGGAGGAGATGTAGATGTTGTATTTGTAGCTGGTAATCATGATGAATATGTAGGATGGCATTTAGCCAGTTGGTTACAAACCTATTTCAGAAACGAAGACCGTGTGTTCTTTGATATTTCTCCAAGGTATAGAAAGTATGTGAGCTATGGTACATCAGCATTAATGTTTAANCACGGAGATGCTCTAAAACCTGCAAAGCTTGCTAGCTTGTTCCCTATGGAGTTNAAAACTGAATGGTCAGAGCATGACAACTTTTACATATTTACAGGTGACAAACACCATGAAATGAGTCTTGATTTCAATGGTATTAAGTTTTATCAACTACCTGCATTCTCTACAGCCAAGAGTTCTTGGGATGATAAGAATGGATACACCGTAACCAAAGGTGAGGTGACAGGGTTCTTGATAGATCTTCAAGACGGGATAACAAACATATTCAAACAGTATTTATAATGTCAACTTTTAGGAAGCTAGTTTCAGATGTGCGCTCCATGCACAAGTTGCTGTCTACAGACAACTTGATCACGGATAGGGCTGTCATGTCTGAAATTAGGAACAATGCCTTCCTCTTGATTAAACGTGAGACTAATCTGAGGAAGTTATGGGCAACCGATACAGTTTTTACCACCATCCCTTGTTTAGAGACGGTGGAAGTTCCTATTTCTGAGTGTTGTGATTATGCTGATCCTTGCACAGTGGCTAGAACAAGATTCAAGCTGCCTAGGATCACAGAGGGTAATTATCAATATGTCATTCAGGGTGTGTATTCAATTAACGCCATGAGTGGTCAAGGAAAGAAACTTAAGGAAATAACCATCAACCGATACGTGAACTTGCTCAAGCTTCCTATAATCAAGAAGGAAGAATACTATTGGATTTCTAACGGATATCTATATGTGAACAATCCACTCTTGAAAGCAATCAGACTTGTTGCTCTTTTTGAGGAAGATGTTCCAAACGAGATAATGTATCCAGAGTGTGGATGTGGAACTCCTAGTTACACACCAGAACAACTGTGTGTAAATCCATTAGACAAAGAATCTCCAGTTCCTGGCTATTTAGAAAAGCAGGTGTTGGAGCTCACTTCTCAGAAGCTTCTCTCTACGTATTTCCAATTGAAGACAGACATCACAAGTGATGGAGTTGATGGTCAAGCACCTAACGCTCCAAACTTGAGATAAGATATGAGAGTAAAGATAGACTGGAGAAGCGCCAGCAAAGAAAACTACAGCAGTTTCTGTAAGAAACACCCGTCCATAAAGCTCACCTTTGATCAATGGAGAAACATCGTTTACTCTTTTAACGATGCGTTTAAAGAATACATTCTTGAGACAGGAGAGAAAGCAAAACTACCTTTTGGTTTTGGTGAGTTTGCTATAAACAAGAAAAAGCGTAAGAAGGTAAAAGACATCCATGGAAAAGAGTTTGTCAACCTTCCTATCGACTGGAAAAAGACAAAGGAGAAAGGTAAACGNATTTACAACTTTAACTTTCACACAGAGGGCTTCTTCTTNGGATGGGTATGGTTTAAGTCAACAGCTAGATTCAGACAATCACCGTTGTGGTACTTCAANCCTTCCAGAAACACGTCTAGACTTCTTTCACATTANCTAAACGCTGATGACAAATATCAGCATCTCTACCACGAATGGAAAAAGTAAAATAGATGTCATACTATTACAAATATAATTTCATCAGCCCTGAGCCTGTATACGCTACAGTTAAGGAGGAATTCAAAAGCTATTTTGATACAGGGGCAGTTGATGATTTGATGTTCCCCACTTATCTGGACAAGTGTCTAAGGAAGTTGGGCAGAACCACTTATGTGATTTCTCAGGAAATCCTATACATTAACGACTATCAAGCTAGACTCCCAGACAACTTCTTTGCTGTAAGAGAGGCTTGGATGTGTACAGCTGTAAATGGTTTTCCTTATCAACAGGCTAACTCATTTTACTCACAAGCTGCTACAGCTACAACAATTCAGGTGAGTCCTATCACCACAGATTGTCCCATCCCTAGTCCTTGTTGTGGTAATGTAGGATGCGATGGCTCTTGTATGCCTGAACTAGTTCAGACAGTGTACAAGACTAATAATCAAACAGCAGTTAGCTATCGTAGAGAATACCTACTAAAACCTGGTAATATATCCGCACAAGGTAACTGTGGTGTAGACTATACCAACAACTGGGAGTTCTATGCACAAGCACCTCCCATTAATGAGTTCACTCCTGGTTCCTCTTGGTATGACTCATTTGACATCAGAGATAATAAGTTTGTCACTAACTTCCGTAACGGTGTAGTGCATCTGCTTTTCTATTCTACAGCATATGACCCTGGTGGCAATCAATTGATTCCTGACAACTATCGTATCAGGGAGTATATTGAAGCTTTCATTAAGTATAAAGTGATAGAAACTCTAACCAACCAGGTGAATGATGAGACATACAATCAGCTAGAAAGGAAGATGATGAACTACAAACAACAGTCTGAAGAAGCGTTCATCATGGCTGACATTGAGATTAAGAAGCAAGATCCTTGGACTAAGCAACGTAGGATTAAGAATGACTTGAACAGATTTAACATGTATGAACTCCCCAACCGTACCAGTAGATATGGTTGGAGACGCAATAATTAATACTAATGGCTGAACAGGAACAAGGTAATATTAGACAGGAGTATAACAATGCTACTACAGGTCTTAACATGGACCAAACCCCTAACCAAATTGCGAAGGGGAAGTTAACGTATGCATTAAATGCTGCTGTTGAAAACTATGATGCTAATTCTGTAAACTATCAGAATGAGCCAGGGAACGAACTTTGTGTTACGTTCCCTTCTGGTTTTGTACTTATAGGTAACCACTTCATCCAAGAGAAGAACAAACATATATTCTTCATCACCAATCCTGATACAGGGGCTAGTCAGATTGGATATATGGAGAACAACGATTGTATCTACCGTGTTATTGTAAATGCTCCTTGCCTCAACTTCAATACCAGCTACCCTATTCATAAGGTGGCACATAAGATAACCAATTGCACCACAGAGATTTATTGGACAGATGGGTTCAATCCTAGGAGATATTTGGACATTGATAATGTTCCAAAAGTTCTAAAATCTGGAACTCCGTTCTGTGATCCAGAATATACAGATGACCTGGATTGCAATCAACTCAAGCTTCAACCCAACTTTAACATCCCTCAACTGGAGGTAACTGATGTCACTAGCACAGGTAATCTGATTGCTGGTACATACCAGTTCGCTGCGCAATACTCTGATGCTCAGGGCAATCCTTACACTTCCTATTATTCTGTTACTAACCCAACACCTATTGCTGATAAGTTCATTACATCAGTGAACTTCAACTATCCTGTTGGGAAGTCTATCATCCTCAATATAACCAATCTTGAGGACACAGGACTATACCAGTATTTCAACTTAGCGGTGATTAAGACAATCAATGACATCACTTCCGTTGAGCTGGTTGGTACATATTATATTGATGCTGTTCAAAAGGAAATAACATACACTGGTCAGAACGTAACACAAATTAGACTGACCATCAATGACATATTTGAGAAGTTCCCCTATTACGATATTGCTCAAGATCTCACCGTTGCACAAGATGTCTTGATATGGGATCAACTTACATCTATTGATCGTATTAACTACCAAAGCATTGCTAGTCAAATTCCTCTGTTATGGGAAAGCTGGAGAATTCCTGCTGACCAAAACTATTCAGATGAATTGAATGCCACCAATCTCAGAGGTTATTTGAGAGATGAGGTGTATGCTTTTGAGATAGTGTTCTTGCTTAAGAATGGTAAGCAAACAGATGGTTTCCATATTCCTGGTAGAATCAAAGGTCCTGCAGAGAACCTGCAACCTGATGTACCAGATACCAACCCAGACTTTATAGGCGTTCCTGATTACACATCTGGAGGAATAGGATATAGTGCTTATTGGAAAATCTACAATACAGGATCTGTAATTGGTACAAGTCCTGGATATTCTCCAGCTCCTGACTACAGAGGTCCTTATCAGTATGGTGAGTTTGGTTATTGGGAATCTACAGATACCTACCCATGTAACAAAGATGTATGGGGTGACCTTGCTGGTCAACCTATCAGACACCACAAGTTTCCTGATATCAATGTAAGTCCTGCTTACGAATCTAAGATATTTACAGGACCTTCAGGTATGGTTCAGGGTAACGATGCTGTGTTCCCTATTGGTGTACAATTAGATGTACAACTTGTGAGCACACTCATCCAAACGTCCAATCTTACACCAGAGCAGAAAGATGATATCGTAGCATTTAAAATCATCCGTGCTGATCGTGGCACAAACAAGTCTATTGTTGCTAAGGGTATGCTTAGGAACGTAAACACGTATGAGAGGGAAGAAGAAACCTACTACTACCCTAACTATCCATATAACGATCTTAACGCAGACCCGTTCCTAAATGCAACAAATAATGCTTATGCAGAGCTGTGCGATAGTTACAACATATCTATAACTGCACTTGGATTAGATCCAAATGGAGGCCCTAGTTTTGCAGAAATTCAATACACAAACTGCAACAATGGTCTGTTAACAAAGAAAAAGTATTTTGTAACAGGTCCTCAACAAGTTTGCTCAATAGGTAAACCTATAATTCTTCCCCCTGCCA